GAAATAGAGGGATCAAAGTTTGCTAAAATATAATATGATAACAACTGCTGAATGTATTAAAAGATACGGGACGCCAAACGAGGGTGGAGTAGGTTATTTAGAAACTATTACTTTGCCTTATCCAATGGTTTATGATGGCAAGCCCGTTAAGAAAATGAGATGCCATAGGCTTGTTAAACAAAACTTTTTAGACGTGTTTAATGAGCTACTAAGTGTTTACACGTATCCTGAAATAGTACGTTTAGGTATAGATAAGTTTGGAGGTTGTTTCAATTATAGAAAAATGCGAGGGGGTACAGAGTTTAGCCGTCATTCGTGGGGTATAGCAATTGATTTAGACCCTCAAAGAAACCAATTAAAAGAAACTAATAAGACTGCTAGATTTGCACGTCCTGAGTACGCTAAAATGATTGACATATTCTATAAACATGGATTTGTTTCTTTAGGTAGAGAAAAGAACTACGATTGGATGCACTTTGAGATAAAATAATTAATTAACTACGTGCCAGACACGCTTCCCGTAAGAACAGCGTCCGAAGTTTGGACTTCTAAGTAAGGGAAATGACGATGTCTATAACTTTACTACCCCCAGGAAAGTTTCTCTGATCAAGAACTACTGCCTGGGTTTTTTGTTTTATATAAAGTTATTTGTATATTTGTAAAAATTCAATTAAATTAAAATATGAAAACGAGCCAAAAAGGTATTGAATTAATAAAACAATTTGAAGGGTGCAAGCTGAAAAGTTATAAGTGTCCTGCTTCCGTTTGGACAATTGGCTACGGTAACACGTTCTACTTAGATGGTAGCAAGGTTCTAATGGGGCAAAAGATTAGCCAAGTAGAAGCGGATATGTTACTGTTAAAGTTGCTACCTAAATACGAAGCTACAGTAATCAAAAACATAAAGATTGCTTTAACCCAAAACCAATTTGATGCTTTAGTATCGTTTTGTTGGAACTGTGGAAGCTCACAAACTTTGTTTAGATTAGTAAACCAAAAAGCTACAGATGAGATAATCTATGATTGGTTAATAAACCATTATATCATGGGTGGCGGTAAAGTGCTTGCAGGATTAGTAAGACGTAGAAGGGTTGAAGCTGATTTGTTTATTAAGAAATAAAGGTTATATTTGTATGGGTTTTTCATAATTTCCCATGTGTTTGGTTAGGTAAAATTAATGCTCGTAGCTCCTGTTACGGGCATTTCTTAGTTAATACACTATTTAGAATTAATATAAATAACAATTATTTTATAATAAAGTTTGTAATAGTCAATATTATACTTATCTTTGCTATGTCAATAAGACGTAACAATAATAAAAACACAAATTATGAAAGCATCACAAAACAAATTAGAAAACACGTACATCGCACCGCCTTTAGGAATATGTATTAAATGGTGGAAATCAAAAAGCAAAGCAGAAGCAACTACAGGAAGCTTCAATTATGAATTATATTTACAGTATTTAAAAGCAATAAACAAATAAATTATGAGAAATACAATTAAAACACTAGAAGAATGCATAGCTGATTTAAAGAAATTAATTCCTAGTCATGCGAAAACAACATTTATCAATTATAAAGATATTGATTTAGAAGTAGAATTTCAAGATAGCTACGATAATAGATTCCCTGAAGACGGTCAATATGTTTATGTATTAAGAGTATACGTTGCTGGTGTAGATATTACAGAATTATTCGAGCAGGAATGGATGCAAAATGAATTAGTAGAAATTTACCTTAAAAATCAAGAGTTATGAAAATATACGCAAAAATACACGCAGCAAAACAAGAGATAGGAGTAGTTAAGAAAAACGCTAAGAATCCACATTTTAAAAACACGTATGCCGATTTAAACGCATTAATCGAAGCAGTTGAACCAATACTACTAGAAAAAGGTTTAATACTATTACAGCCCATTAAAGACGGTAAAGTGTTCACTCAGATAATAGATATTGATAACGGAGAAATGATTGAGAGCAGTATTGAACTAACTCCAAACTTAACAAGTCAGGCTTTGGGTAGTCAAATTACTTACTATCGACGTTACCAAATTTCAAGTATTTTACTTTTAATGGCAGACGATGATGACGGACAAAAAGCCAGTGCGCCACAAGCAATTACTAAACCAATTTGCTCATCTGCATTATTTGAGAAAGCAATAAGTAGATACGAAGGTTTAGAGTTAGATGTATTCGACAAGCTTAAAACAGCATACACATTGACAGCACAACAACAATTAGAAATTAACGAAATAACTAAAAGATGAGTATAGCAGGAAAAGAATTTCTACACTTTAGAATGGAGGAGGAACAATATAGACAACTAGAAGACGAGCAAAGAAACGCTTTAAATATCTACAAAGTTGAAGTAGATGGTATAGACTACTCAAGTGATGAGATTTGGGCCGCATTAAAAAAGAAGTCAACAAAGGCATACATTGACCTAAAAAATAGAGAATACGACCTAAGACACGATGTAAGATGAGAGAGTTCCAAGACGACAAAAATATAAAAGAAATGAAGTTCCTATTAAAATTATTCTTAACAATAATAGGATTAGTAGGAATAATGATAGGGTTAACAGTTTACGAAATACTTACAAAATGAAAAGACAACTTAAAAAGAATATAATAGATTTTAGTGAAATAGACCTTACTAATATCTTAATGATTACAGAAAATAACGGTTTAAAAGATGACGCTAACAGCCTTGTAAAATTAGCCTTTGAATTAATTAATAGATTAGTAGAAGCGGATTTAAAAATATTGAAACCATGAAAACAGCAATACAACATTTGATACATTCATTTGAAAATGATAGAATGCAGTCAACATACACAAAGGAACAGATTTTAAATTTATTGAATTTTAAGTTACAACAAGAGAAAGATCAGATTATAGAAGCTCACGGAAATAAACTAAGGAAGTCTAGGGTAACAAGTAATTGCGAAGTTTGGGTAGGGGGTATTGATTATTACAACGAAACCTTTAAACCATGAAACTAGAAGACGCTATAAACCTTTTAAAAATACACCAAGAGTGGAGATTAGGTGCTGATACAGAAATGATATACCCTAAGGAATTAACACAAGCAATTGATATAGTAATTAACGAATTTACACTAATTAAAAAAGAGATGACAGCTAAAGACAAAGCAGAACACTTAATAAGACAAATGACCGTAGACTTTAACATAGAGTACGCACAAAGCAAGTTATGCGCTTTAATATGCTGCGACGAGGTTTTAGAACACTTACAGCTTCACGATATAGTAATGATAGATTACTGGGATAGGGTTAAACAAGAAATAGAGAAATTATGATAACAGAATATTGTTTAGTAGGGTGCAAAGAAACGCATCACCATAAAAATTGCAGCGAGTATACAACAGGAATAGATTATGTAAAGCCAAACTTCTTAGAAGCTAAGCAAGTTATTGCACGCGCTGGATACGCTAATTTGATAAGTACATTGAACATTTACACAATCATAGAAACTTATAAGCAGCAATACAGAATACAATGCGACAACGGTAAAGTGCATAATCTATCAAAGAAATTATTTTACAGTAAAATTTAAATTAAATAAAATGAAAGAAACACAAGAAGCTGCTGAATTATATGCAGAACCTTATAGATGTCCAAAAACAGCTGATACTCGCGAGTATTGTAAACATGATATTATATCAGCATTTAATAATGGTGCTAAATGGCAATCTGAAAGAATGTATAGTGAGGATGATATGATTGAGTATGCTGATTATTCTTGGAAGTTTAGTAATGACAATAGGCATAAAAATCCTCTAAGTCCTAAAGAATGGTTTGAACAATTTAAAAAGAAATAGTATGGATAAAGAAATAGCATACATGAAATGGCTAAAACAGTTTAAAAGAACTAGATTAATGCCACTAACTAGAGAACACAACGGGGGCATTCTAAGAAACAAATATGAACGTAAAGATAAGATAGCATTTAACAAGTGTTTAAATGGCTTAGAATGGTTTAAAAACAACGAATATGAATAAGAAATTTAAAGTACAGGAACGAAAGTTGAAGTTAATCAACAATCAACTACACTATAATAAGCTAATAGCTGAAACAATGACAATGCAGCCGCTATTTTTAGAAAACTTTGAGGAACTTAACGAAGTATTGCCAGAGTTTTTCACAACGGACTTACTTAAGAAGTTAGAGATGTTTAGTAATAGTCTATACTATAAGCAATCAGATGAAGACTTAGCGGGGGTAGCAGACGAGCAGATACAAAATACAAAGGAATTAAGGGAATTTTTTAATAAAAGTTTTATATAACGGACGACCGTATTAGCGTCTGCGAAGTTGCGCTAATGAAGTGTTATAGTTGTTTAATGCGTATTGTTCGGTTAAGCAACTGAATAGGGGGAGTAAAAATAAACGCAATTATTTTGTCTAAGCTCTCCCTATTCTTACTTTGGCACTATTATTCATTTACTGCCAAAACACAAATACACTACAAACACAATCATTTACCGTATATTTGTGCAAAACACTATTTAGAATTAATATAAATAAGAGTAAAAATATAATAAAGCTTGTTATAGTCAATATTATAGTTAGATTTGCAGAAACAATTTAAAAACACAAAAATTATGAAAGCAGGAATTATCACAAAAACATTAAAAAAAGTAAATTCTCAACCTTTAGAATATTCTTTAGGGTATAGAAGAATTACATCATTACCTTTAGGAGTTAGACAAAAAATAAATCTAACTTGTATTTTGAAAAAAGAAAATGATGATAGTTCAATGAGAGATTTTTTAAACAATCTTACAGATGAAGAGTTTATTGAATGGTTAAAATTATCTTAATTAAAAACACAAAAAATTATGAATGATTACGAAAAATTTATTGAAAACAAAAGACATCTTTTAGGTAGTTTTGGTTTTGAGCCAAATTACATACCTGAGATGGCTTTCGATTTCCAAAAGTTTATTATTGAAAAAGCTATTAGAAAAGGGCGTACGGCTGTATTTGCCGATACTGGATTAGGCAAAACCTTAATACAATTATCAATAGCTAAAAATATTATAAACCATACTAATAAAAAAGTATTGATTTTAACACCTTTAGCGGTTGCATTTCAATTTATTTTAGAAGCTGATAAGCTAGGAATTGATGACATTGAATATAGTAAAGATGGTAAACATACAAAAAAGATAGTAGTATGTAATTACGAGCGTTTACATTACTTTAATGAATCAGATTTTGTAGGAGTTATTCTAGATGAAAGTTCAATACTTAAAAACTTTGATGGTAAAATAAAACAAGAGGTAACTAGCTTTGTTAAAAAGATACCTTATAGGTTTTTGTCTACGGCAACACCATCTCCAAATGATTTTATAGAACTAGGTACTAGTAGTGAAGCTTTGGGTTACATGGGTTACATGGATATGTTAGGCAAATTCTTTAAGAATAATCAAAATTCAGTAGATTCTAACAATAGAAACATAGGAGAAAAGTTTTATTTAAAACCACACGCTGAAAAAGATTTCTTTGCATGGGTTAATCAATGGTCAATAATGGCAAAGATGCCTAGCGACTTAGGATTTTCAAACGATAGATATAATTTGCCTGAATTAAAAATTAATAGACACGTTGTAGAAAATCAAAGTCTAATAGATGTTAACGGACAAATTCAAATGTTTACACCTATTGCAAAATCAATGACAGAGGTTAGACATGAACAAAAACAAACAGAAGAAAAAAGATGTGAAAAGGCTATTGAATTAGCAAAAGATAAGACATCAGTATATTGGTGCAACACTAACAACGAAAGTAGTATTTTAAAACACGCTGATAAAAATGCAGTTGAAATTATAGGATCTCAAAGTATTGATAAAAAAGAAGAAATACTTTTAGCGTTTGCAAATGGAGAAATTAAAAGACTAATTACAAAGGCTAAAATGACTTCAATGGGGTTAAATTGGCAGCATTGTAATCATTCTGTATTTTTTCCTACATGGAGTTATGAACAGTACTACCAAGCTATAAGACGTTTTTGGAGGTTCGGACAAAAGAATGACGTTACTATTGACATGGTTATATCAGATGGTCAAACAAGAGTATTAGAAGCGTTACAACAGAAAACAGAAAAGGCAATACTACTTCATAAAAACTTAACAGAAAATGTAAACCGTTCATTTGAACACAAAGTAAAAGAATTTAACAAAGAAATAATTAAACCTTTATTTATATAAATTATGAAAACAGAAAACAAAGTAAAAGACCAAGTAGTAACAGAAAACTATGCTATTTATAATAGCGACTGTATGCTAGTAATGCCTACATTATCAGATGAAAGTATTGATTTATCAGTATATAGCCCTCCATTTGCTGGACTATATAACTATTCAAGTTCTGAAAATGACTTTAGCAATTGTGAAAGTAAAGAACAGTTTTTAGAACAATATGAATTTTTAATTAAAGAGATTTCAAGAGTGACAAAAGCTGGTAGGATTACCGCTGTTCATTGTACAGATGTATTTGATAATACTTGTAGACTTTGGGACTTCCCTAATGAGATTATAAGACTACATACTAAATATGGTTTTGAATATCGTAACCGTATAACAATATGGAAAGAGCCTTTAAAGGTTAGAATGAGAACAATGGTACAATCTTTAATGCACAAGTTCATTGTTGAAGATAGTACAAAATGTTTTACAGCAATGCCTGACTATGTTTTAGTATTCACAAAGAAAGGCGAAAACAAAGTACCCGTAACACATCCGTATGGAATGAATAATTATGCAGGTGAAACTCCAATACTACCAAATATTTTAAGAGCATACAACAACGCTAATAATTCAGATTTTAATACTGAGCAACTTTGGGAACATTTAAACAATATAAATGAAGACGATAAAATAACTAAATTAAACCATTATATATGGCAACGTTACGCTAGCTCTGTTTGGGACGATATTAGAATTGATAATGTTTTACCGTTTAGAGATTCAAAAGAAGAGGATGATGAAAAACACGTACACCCACTACAATTAGATGTAATTGATAGAATTGTAGAACTATATTCTAATCCTAATGAAGTTGTTTTAACTCCGTTTATGGGAGTTGGAAGCGAAGTGTTTAGTCCTGTATCAATGGGTCGTAAAGCAATAGGAATTGAATTAAAAGATAGTTATTACAAACAAGCTATCTTAAATTTAAAAGAAGCTGAAAAAAGATTTAAAGCAACTATTAAACAAGAAACACTTTTTTAATTAGATAATAATTACTATATTTGTATACGAAGCTGGACACTTCTAAAAACATTACTATAAAGTCATTTATCAAAGGTAGTCCAGCGCCTTTTTTAAATGACTTTTTTATTTAACTTAATTTATTTATTATGATTTACAAATTTACAGATGAAACAAGAATAGACTCTAATATTGAGTTTGAATTAATTGATAATTACTTAAGTATTCATTCAAAAGATTTGAAAGAAGAAGAGTTTGTTAATATAAGTTTAACTAAAAAAGATGTATTTAAACTGATAGGAGCTTTACATTGCATTCAAAAAGATATGAAATAATGAACGGATACGAACTTTCTCGAAATTATTTTGACTGGTGTTTTGAAAATCCTGAAAAGGTTTCTCCAAATCATACTGCAATTTATTTCTTTGCTATTGAACATTGTAATCGTTTAGGCTGGAGAGATAAATTTGGATTCCCTACTCAAATGGCAATGGATGCTATTGGAATAAAAAAGAATCAAACTTATACTAGATACTTAAATGAATTAGTTGATTTCGGATTTATAAAAATGGTTCAAAAAAGTACAAATCAATATTCTGCAAACATAATCAGCTTAATAAATGCTATACCTAAAAACGGTAAAGCATTGGATAAAGCAATCGTAAAGCATGGGGTAAAGCAAATCAAAGGCATGGGGCAAAGCAATAGTACTATAGATAAACCAATAACTAATAAACCAATAACTATTAAACCAACGATTGATGAATTTATAGAATACGCTTTAGAAAATAAACCAAAAGCAAATAAGCAAGAATTAATATTTAAATATAAATCATGGGAAAATAATGACTGGTGCATTACTCGTAAAGATAAAAAAGAACCTATTAAAATTTGGAAAACAACTTTATTAAATACTTTAAAATATATTAATGAAGAAGTAATTGCAAATCCTTACAACCTTTCACCTGCTCAACTTGAAAGTTCACGAATAGCAGAACTACAAATTGCAGAAGCTATTAAACAAAAAGCCCTACAAAATGATTCTAAATAAAAATAATTCAATAGACTATCTTTTCGCTGTAAAAGATGGTAAAGTTAAAAGCGGTTTAGGGTTGGGGTGTGATAACATTGATAACTATATTCGTTTTAAACGTGGACAAATGAACATGATTCTAGGAGGTGCTAACGTTGGTAAGTCGTATTGGTTTCAATGGTATGCACTAGCTATTTCTAGTCAACATGATATTAAATGGACTTTATGGATGGGTGAGGACGAAGTAGGAGAAACAATGATAAATTTAATTCAAATGTATTCAGGCAAAAACTTTTACTACCTTACGCATGATGAGATTAGAAAGTTTAATTTAAAAATTGAACACTGGTTTACATTCATAGACCCTTCATTAATTTATTCACCTAGCGACCTTTTAAAAATATTTAAAGAAAGTTCATCCGATGCTTTTTTTATAGACCCTTATACAGGATTAAAACGGGGTTACGGGTTTTCTGACAACTACGATTTTTTAAACGAGATGCGGGAATTTTGCAATAGCTCAAAGAAAACGGTTTATATTTCTTTGCACCCATCAACAGAAAGCCAAAGAAGTACGGGACAATTTCCGAAAGGACATCCACTAGAAGGACATCAAAAACCGCCAAAGATGGCAGACGCTGAAGGGGGTCAAGCATTTGCAAATAGAGCTGATGACTTTTGGATAGTTCACAGATTTACACAGCATGAAACCATGAACAACGTTACGCATATTCACGTACGTAAAAACAAACGAAATAGAACGGGGGGGCAACCTACACTTATGGATTTTCCTTTACCTTTTGATTTTAATAATGGATTAGGTTTTAGAATTGGGGGTTACGATTTAATAAAAAGAAACACTTTGATAGAAAAAAGTGAGTATTTAAAACCTAATTTTGGATTTTAATGGACGACTTAAGATTAACACAATCGGAAATTTATTTATCAATGACAATAAATAAACTACTATTTCGCAAAATAAGCATGAAAAGAAAAGGTTTAAGCGACTTAAAGATAAAAGAAGTAGAAAGTACTATCAATGATTTAAACATAGTCTTAAACACGTTTAAAACACTTGAGAAAGAATGGAGGGTTGCACGAAGTAGATGTTCAGATTTAGAATTGCATTGGCTAATAGCTAAAAAAGAAACGACAGAACAGATTAAAATTAACGATGAACTAATAAAAATGATATGAAAAAAGAACTTGAAAGATTAGGATTTCAACGAGTGGATACTCCTGACATAATTTTATACAGAAAATATAATATTACGATTGAGAAAGTATTTTGCGGTTATTTAATTAATAAACCGTATAAAATATTCAAAACAATTGATGAGTTAAAAAATATCATTAAATTTGGCAAGTAATGGAAAAGATAAACATCAAAGCATTAAGCGTAAATTCGTGCTATCAAGGTAAAAGATTTAAGAACCAAGTACATAAAGAATATGTATCAGAAGTTATGAGACAGTTACCTATTTTTTTTATTGGTCGACCGCCTTACAAGCTTATTTTAGAATTTGGATTATCTAGTAAGCTTCAGGACTTAGATAATTGTATTAAAGTTTTTCAGGATTGCTTAACTGTGAAGTATGATTTTAATGATAGGGATATTTATCAACTTGAAGCGGTTAAATTAAATATTAAAAAAGGTGAAGAGTATATTAAATTTGACATAATAGAAACAAGATGAGCGACATAACAATGTGCAACGGCAATAACTGCCCTAAAAAAATAGAGTGCTACAGATTTACAGCATACGCAAGCGAACACCGACAAAGCTGGTTTTGTGAGCCGCCATTTAAGATAGTGGAAAACAAGTTCACGTGTGATATGTTTTGGGGTGATAGAAACGAGGGAATTATAAACCAATTAAAAGATATAATGAAATGAACGAGCTAGATGTATTAGTTGAGAGATTAAAGAAAATAGGTATTGATATTCAGTTGACTGGCAACATACCTTGGATTTACTTAAGAAGTGTAAACGGTAATGTAATTAAACGAGAGGATTGCAAAAACGCTAATTACGGTCATTGTATTGCATGGTACCCTTCTTTTAATTATGATACTTATCATATTAATTGGCATGACATTAAGTACACATTTGAATTAATTAGAAAATATAAGTAAGATGAGTACAACCTTCGGAGTAAAGATACCAAGCACTGGTGAAGTTATACCAATAGCAAGGAGAATGAACGGTAATATAAATTTTACTAATCCAATAGCTGAACTTTTAGCAGACGAAATTAAGGTGATAGCAATGAATAACAGCCCTCAAGGGGTTTACACAATTAAAGATTTAAAAGATGGGCAAAGTAACAATTGAGTTCGATTCAGTAGAAGAGCAAGACGATATAAACATGGCTTTAAATGGCTATAAGTATAGCGTAATACTTCATCAGTTAAATAATGATTTAAGAAGCATAACTAAGCATGGAGTCTATAAAAATAGAGAAGCTACATCAGAAGAAATAGAACTAGCACAGGAATTAAGAGATAGTATACAGTCGTATTTGTCAGATTATAATGTAAGTATTTAAAAAACTTAATTACCTTTATCAAATGGTTGAAAACATAGAACGAATAATGGAGCTGTTTAACTCTGGAATAGGGAAAACAAATGTAGCGAGAACAATATGTGAAGAGCAAGGAATTGAATTCGACCACAATAATAGACGAAGCGTAGGCAAACTAATAAATCGTAGGTTAAACAATGGTATTAATCAAGAGTGCGAAGCCGTAGGGATAGATATAGAAAAAGTAAAGCACTATTGGTATAAAGGTGAACATTATTCTATCAATGTAAAGGGGGTCGAAAACGACTCCTTTAACTATCATGAATTTAAACAAGATTTTATCAGCACAGTTGAGAATATTAAACCTAACCATATTACAATTGAGCGGTCGGAACTCATCGAGGACTCGCACGCTTTACTTATAGACCCTGCCGACATTCATATAAACAAACTTTGTTCTGCATTTGAAACGGGTGAAGAATACAACTCACAGATTGCAGTTCAAAGGGTAAAAGAAGGCGTTTATTCAATACTTAAGAAAAGTAAATATTTCAACATTGATAAGATTATATTAATAGTTGGTAACGATGTTCTAAACACTGACAATGCTAAGAGCCAAACGACAAAAGGCACACAACAGGACACACATTTAAAATGGTTCGACGCTTTCATTATGGCAAAACAGTTATACATAGATATAATTGAAACCTTAGTACAGATTGCAGACTTAGAAATAATTTATAACGTCTCTAATCATGATGAGATGAGCGGGTTTTTTCTAATGGATTCTTTGTACAGTTGGTATAACACACATCGGAATATAGAATTTAATCGAAGCCCGTCACATAGAAAATACACAACCTACGGTAAAAACCTTATAGGCACAACTCACGGAGATGGAGCAAAGCAAAATGATTTACCTTTATTAATGTGCCATGAAGCTTCAAATTATTGGCACGATTGTAAACATAGATACTGGTTTACTCACCACGTTCACCACAAGACCAGCCGTGATATTATGAGCGTACAAATAGAGTCATTACGTTCACCAAGTCCTGCAGATAGTTGGCACCATAAAAGCGGTTACCAACATTCACCTTTAGCGATTGAAGGTTTTATATTTCATAAGGAGTTTGGGCAAGTCGCACGCTTAACTACACTTTTTTGAGAATAATGGATATATTTGAAACTAAAATACTACTTTTACATTTTAACTATCATTGTAGAACGAAAAAAAACGTATCTTTGTCAATGATATTCACTTATTATTTAAACTAATGTACACTATAATAATATCACTATTCATTGCTATACTACTAATAAGGGAATGGTCATTATCTAGCAAAGCGAAATCTTTACTAGGTATAGACCCTTTCAAATTTGTTAAGGTATTAGATTGTTTTCCATGCTTTACTTTTTGGACTTCAGTAATAGTTGTAATTTGCACACAAGAAAATATAATTTATTCACTAGCTACATTCGTGATAGCATCAATACTAGACAAACTATGGAGTTAAACATTCAAGGACGTATATCTTTAGATATATTAAGAAACAAAATAATAGCTAAATTCACGCCATCGACCTTTGACGAGAAAATACATATCCAAACAATATACCAAGCAATAACAAAAAAGACGTTATCTTTAAATTGTTCAGGTTGTTGGGCTAATGCAATTAACATAATTAATAACTTTATAAGATTTCACGAAACTGCACCGTTAACGATAGTTTTAGATACTGAAGTAATAAGTGGTCAGTTTGAAATAATGAGTTTTAAAGAGATGAAAGCATTATTGAAAGATAAAGGTATTAAAATGCCACGTAACGCGACAAAGGAAATACTAAATAAATTAATCAATGGCTAAGTCAGATGAGTTTATAATCAATTTAGGCAAGCATGCAGATAACTATATTTCTGAATGTTTAGCGCATACTAAAGAAGTTGTTTCTGGAAGCGGAAAAGTTATAGAAGTTAGAGATAGACATATCCCAACAATAGATTATTTTCTTAACATTTGGATACCGTTATTAAACATGGAAAGCATTCATAGAGATACTTATTATACTTGGATGAAATCAGATAATGAAATCAAATCCGACACTATAAAAAAGATAGAGGGTACTTTCAAAGCCTTAGCAACCGATATAGTAGCCAATGAAGGCAAAGGTATATTCTATGCTAAGAACCGTTTAGGAATGCACGACAAACAACATATTGAAACTAAAACCGTAGAAGGATTCGACTTTGATAATTAAAGGATATAGACCGCACGATAAGCAAAAGGAAATACATCACAGTATAAACCATGAGCCGTATAAGTATTATATTTTAAATATCGGTAGGCAGTTTGGTAAAACTATGCTAGGCATTAATCAATTGCTTTATTGGTCTATGAATGATAAAGGTTGTAGTATTGCATGGGTTACTCCCATCTATAAGCAATCAAAAAAGGTATTTGATGAAATGGAAAAGGTTTGCCAGCGTAGTGGATTCTTTCAATTCAACCGCTCAGATTTAACTATCAAAGGTTTCGGTTCTACAATTCAATTCTTTTCTGGTGAACGTCCTGACAATATAAGGGGTAATACATTCGACTATCTTATAATGGATGAGATAGCATTTAGCAGAGAGCAATTATGGAGCGAAGTATTAAGTGCGACCGTATTAGTTAAAGGAAAAAAGATACTGTTTATTTCAACTCCAAAAGGTAAGAACCATTTTTATAAACTTTCATTACAGCATAACTACGACAATAGATATAAGTACTTTCATTTTTCTAGTTATGATAATCCAATGATTAGCGTTGAGGACTTAGAAGAACGTAGACGTAATTTGCCAGACCATATATTTAGACAAGAATACTTAGCTGAATTTTTAGATAATGCTAGTGGATTATTTAAGAATATAAAAGATTGTGTTAATGAATTTCCTGTATCAACTCCATTAATGTTTGGTGGTTTAGATATTGGACGAGCAGACGATTATACTGTACTCACTATTGTTAACCGTGATAATCAAATGATACACGTTGAACGATGGAGACAGGACGATTGGACCAATATAATAAACAAGGTTGCTGAAGTAATAAATAGATTCAGAGCAAAGATATATGTGGAGGTTAACAATCAAGGAGATGTATTCTATGAGATGCTGCATAAACAATGCCGTACATTTATAGAGCCTTATGTAACTTCTAGTAAAACAAAACCCGTTATGATTGAAGACTTAGCGCTATTATTTGAGCAAAAGAATATATCTATACTTAATGAAGAGTGGCTAATAAACGAACTAGAAGCCTTTACTTATATTTATGATACAAAGACTAGGGGTGTTAAGTATTCAGCTCCTCAGGGTGTGCATGATGATGGGGTTATATCTTTGGCTTTAGCAATACAATCTAGAAAAGACTTAATTAAAAAAGGTCATTATATTGGTACTCATGCGTAATAATTAAAATAAAATGTTATATTTGCAAGCATGAAAAACAATATCTTTAAAAATATGGTGTTAAGAGAGATACCAGAAGCTGAGTTTATAAACAATATTCTTATCAGTCCTTTGCCTAAGATAAAGATAAACGGTATATTTAGGGATGGTAACGATATAATACTATTAGCTATTTCAAAGTTTAGTTATTCATCTGTAATCGAAGCTATGAAGAATCAAAAGATAATCATAATGTTATGAGTACAAAGTCTTTTATAGTGGTAATAATAATATCAGTAATACTATGGTATATAATTATAAAGTCCTTAATTTAAGTAGTAATGATTACGCTAACATGGCGCACAATAACGCAAACGCTTTAAGGTCGATAGGTGTTATATGTGAAGATTTAACATTAAACAGTCATGTGTTTGGATATAATGAAGAAAGCAAGGTAGTAGATAGGCAATATATTATAAACCACGTTAACAACTACGATGTTGTACAGATATTCCATAGTTGTCCCGTTATACTTTCACTTATTGAGATAGCTAAATTCAAAGGTAAATTAATTGTTTACCATTCAGGGAGTAGATATAGAGATGAACCGTTTTTTTATAACAACATATTCAATCCAATAGTTTACCGTTGCATTACAGACCAAACAGAGTTTATGGAGTTAGGAGCGAAAGACATTGAATACTTAGCACCTCACACAGATTTAAAACCCGTAGACAAACGTAAAGACGGTAAACTTATTATCGGTCATTATCCTAGTAATGCAATTGTAAAAGGCACGAAAGAGATTAGGGGAATGTTAGAACCGTTTAAAGATGAATTTGAGATTAGAATAGACGAAACTATCCTACCGCATGACGAAAACTTAAAACGTATTGCAGAGTGCCATATCTATATTGAACTATTTAAGCCTGAATTGAACGGCAAACCATACGGATGTTTCGGAGTGACTGCATTTGAAGCTACAGCTTTGGGTTGCTTAGTTATTACAAATGATTTGAATAAGGAAGTTTACGAGAATGTTTTTACTAGACATGATTTTTTAATAGCAAATGATAAAGAAACTTTTAGACAAGTTTTACTAGTGACATCAATGTTAAAAACAGAAACGTTTAATGATAGGTTTCATAAAGACTTTCATAGTAAACATTCAATAGAAGCTACAGGGAAACGAATACTAGATTTAATAAAATGAAAGCAACTAAAAAAGCGTGGAAAAGCGCAACTGAAAACCTACGTACAAGACAGCAGAAAGCACAACACACGGACGATAATAGAACAGCTCCGAATATTTTAAGAGACTATGAAACACATTTAAACAAGTGCGGTTACGGCAATAGTATTTTAGACGTTGGTTGCGGTGGTCAGTTCCTAAAAACTTGTATTCCTGAAGATGTTGAGTATATCGGTTTAGATGCTTTTCCAATTAAGGGAGTGCCAACATTGAAAGGTAGTATTGAAACTATTGAGGGCATCGAAGTAGATACCGTTTGCTGTATGGCTGTACTAGATAACTGCTTAGACTTTGATAAGGCAATAGACAACATTAAAAAGATAGCGCAAAAGAATGTTATTATCTTAACTGGCATAGATATTGAAGTAGACCAATACCATACTTTTAAATTACAGTTGTCCGACTTTGAAGAACGTTTTAAAGATTGGAGTCAAACACATTATGAAGAGTTAACTCCTAAGGTATGGTTACTATGTTACAGCCGCTAGTAAGTATTATAATTCCCTATTCAATTGATAGGGGTTATTTAGATGTAGCAATTGAAAGCGTTAAAAAACAAACATATCCTAACATTGAGTTATTAATACAAAATGATAATGTTAACGTATCAACAAATATAAACAACGGTATTAAACGCGCGAAAGGTTTATATATTAAATATCTATGTGAAGACGATTATCTAACACCTAACTCAATTACAGATAGTGTTGAAGCTATGCAAGGTTTTGACTTTATTCATGGGGTTGCTAACAATGTACATACAAATAGCGTGCAAGTTCAATACCCTAGATTTAAACATCCTACTTTTAATGACATGATATACAATAATGTTATTCACGGAGGTACACTAATGTTTAGAAAAGACATTTTAGATGCTGTAAACGGCTTTGATGAGTCATTAACTTGTGCTGAAGAGTACGATTTAAACCTTAGATTATTAGATGCTGGTTATAAGTTAGGATATACAGATAAGATTCTTTACAATTACCGTAGACATGACGCTCAAAAGAGCTTAGGTAAAGGAATAAACCAAGGTGAACGAGCGCAAAAGATACAAGCAATTAGAGATAAGTTCACTAGGACACCCATAATTGTAGGAATAGCAACTTTTAAAGGCCGTGAATTATTACTGCAAAGAACTATAGACTCTTTAAAGGGTCAAGTTGATAAGATAATAGTTTACAATAACGAACTAAATACCAACCTAACCGATAACGGCAAGTTCTACGGATTGAATTATGTGACTAAACCGTCTTACTATTTCAGTTGTGACGATGATATTATTTACCCAAGTGACTACATACATAAAACAATACAAGCAATAGACAAACATAATTGTATAGTAACTTACCACGGGCGTAGATTGAAAGGTATAGGGGTGGAATACTATAGAGGACATGATTCTTATAGCGCGTTTAAGACCGTTAACAATGGAATGTATTTAGATGTGTGTGGCACGGGAGTAACTGCATTTAAAACAGATTACTTTAACCCGACAAGCTTACTAGATTCTGAACACAAAAAAATGAGTGATGTTATATTCTCACTTAAGGCAATGAAGGATAAAAAGAAAATGTTTATGATGCCACATTCTCAGGGTTGGATTATAGAACAAAGAACAATAGTAAATATACATACTGAACAAATTAAAAACTCACAAATACAAACAACACTATGCGACGAAATAATGAATTTGAAATAAAACTACCTAAGACAATAAACGATTTAAGAATAAGACATTTAAAAGCGTTTAGTGATGAACACTTTAAAGTTGAAAGCATTAGTTTAAATGATAAGGTTATATTCTTGGCCA